TCATATTACTCTCTGGTTATACAGCTTACACGTCATACTTAGTATTATCAAATGATAACCAGAAAGTAATAGAAGAGCAACAAAAACAGATATCACTTTTGTCTGACAAAATAACAGAACTAGAAAATAAAGAGACACCAGAAATCCCAGTGCTTGACACATCAACATTGGAGAACAGAATAAGCGCCATAGAGCAAGCACAGCAAACAATCACATCAGGCGTTGAATCTATGAATCAAGCAATCGAAGGAAATCAAAGTCAGATAAAAGCAATCTGGGCGACGTTAGAAGAAAACGAACTTGTACACTCTAACGCAGGAGAAACAAACAGATAATTTTAATTGCGGGGCACACGCCCCGCTTTTTATTTAATGATCAACTGCTGTCCCGGATAAATCAAGTTAGGATTGCTGATGCCGTTATCGTTAGCGATCTTTTGATATGATGTATTAAACTGACTTGCAATACCAGACAAAGTATCTCCCTGTTTTACAATATAAGTTTTGTGTGTTGGTGCACTACCACCGTTAATTTTTAAAACCTGTCCTGGGTGGATCAAATTAGGATTACTGATACCATTATCGCTAGCAATTTTTTGGTAAGTTGTACCATACATGCTAGCAATACCAGATAATGTATCACCGCTTTTTACAATATAGTCAACTCCACTTGGTTTAGGTTTTTCTGTTGGTTTTGTTGATCCAGAATTACCTTTGATCTCTTTTAGTAAATCTCTTACCATCTCATTGCAATCAACTCCTCCATTGATCCCAGGAACGCTACCGTCACTGCAATACTGCCATATGTCAAAAGGCACGCTGGGTTTACGGGAATAGTTTGCGATCCAACTTGTGAATCTGTCAAGACTATTTTTAATTACATTTTTAGCCCAGTCCTCATTACAGTAATATCCGAACCAATAACCAGCGTCCTCAATCGCCTGCCCCATATCAATAAAATATTGAGCATTGTAATTGGCTCTTATAACAGCATCCTCAATATCAATATAAATTGGTAGTGACAATTTGCATTTTTTAGCCAACCTTAAAATGTGTTTAGTTTCTGATTCTGCGTGCGCTTTTGAATTGGCATAACTGTAAAGATAAATACCATAAGGTATACCCAATCTGTTACACTCCTCAATGTTGCGTAAAAAATATGGATCATCTTGACTGGTAATATCGTCCCCAAATCCGCACTGAATAATAGCACCATCAATAGCGCCGTTTACTGCATCCCAATTAATAACTCCCTGCCATTTTGATACATCAATAATCATATATACCTCCTTACTTGCCAATCAAAAGCATCCCGTGAGTATGCCCCTGCATCCGGCTTGACTGTTGGGCCGTAATAGGGGTCACCCCCATGCCCACATAATTGATTGTTACCTATATACATTTCCACGTGATCAAAATACGGATTGTGATACCACCAGTTAAAAAACACTAAATCTCCATTTAGCAGATCACTTGTGTCTAATGTCCCACTACCCTCTTTGATTAGTGTGCCGTTTTCTACTTGCGTCCCAGTCCACGTGCCTATCTCCACACCCACAACACTGTTGTAACAATGCCATACTAACCCAGAGCAATCAGCATAACCATTGTCGGGCCACATACGCAGATCACCAGATTGAGAGTAGCCGAGTTTACCCTCATAACTTAAAATTTTGTCAACTAATTGTTGACGCTGGTCTGGTGTGCCTGTACCTGTATCTGGATAAGACGGCTGAGGGGTAGTAGTAGTTTCTCCCTGGATTTTTTCATTGCGATAAATTGGCAACCATAATTTATCGCTAGCTTGATAAAACTCAATCTTTTTATTAACACCTTGGTTATCCAAATATAAAAAGAATGTTTTACCAAACTTTTGTAATGACTTAATATTTATTGATGTTTCGAAAGGTTTTGAGGTATTATCTGGGTTACCACTATTTTGATTTTGATTTCCGCCGATACTGTGTTGTGGGTCATAGTTACCAAAACCCTCCTTACCACTTTCGCCGTCCCACTCATCCAACAGGGCTTTTACTGTATTTTGCCGGTTAGAATAACTACCAACTATCCCATTATTAAGTACTGTCATATACCACACATCATAGTTACAATTACCACATCCGTTAAAAATCTGATAAAACGCCTGCGGTGATTGATGATAATTAGTTAACCCAAAAATAGCGGTCTTAGGATCAGTTATTCCGCACTCATCACGCAGAAGCGGAATATAAGAATTATCACAATCTGACTCCCACAACTTATTTTGTGTGTTAACACCCTCATCAGTAACAAGCACAGCACTAACCTCATTAGCTTCATTTTGCGTAAAAATTTTGTTGCCCCACGCGTCTCTACCTGCCTGGATTTGGGGTAACAAAATTGGTAGTTGGTTAGCAGTATCAGGATAATCAGTTATTAGCAGATTTAATAAATCCCAACTCCTGCCATATGTCCATTGCATAATACCAATACCAGCCATAGCCCACGACTCAACACTACCATAATTGCAGTTAGTCTCTACTGTGCTTGTTACGTACATTGCATAGCTTTTCCAATTTTGATCATAAATTGCCATTTATACGATCCATCCGCCAACGTAAAATACACGTGATACCATAATAAATTTAACTTGATCAGACGATGGTATAGGCTGATTAGCGGCTAAAAGTCTAATAGTACCATTGTAAAGCTGAAATTGAGGAATAGTAGTATAATTGTTACCAGTTGATGGTGCTACAATTGTATGACCACTAAAATATAAGTTACTTATAGCATTATCTTTAAAATGCTCAGCAGGAAGGTTAATTAAAACTGTACCTGTGTTTGCCGCAAAATTTGGTTTAAAACCATCTTTTATACCAATTACACAAAAAGCTGACATAATTTTTAACCCTTTATTTAGCCACAAAGAGCAAGAATAAGATGTAAAATTTGTGGGATCTGGATTAGCAGGCTGTACTAATACCCAATCATTAATTTTATCAAGCGCATTATTAGCCGCCGAGTTGGCAGAGTTAGCAACAGAGTTAGCAGACTGCGCAAGAGCACTAGCTTCTCCCGCGGAAACTTCTGCCGCCTGTGCGGAAACCTTGTTAGCCTGCATACCTGTATCAATAGCCAAAAATGCTGGGTTTAAATCTCCCAACCAACTAGCTTTGTCTGTCCCAATAAATTGTGGTAACTCGTAGTTTGGTGTTTTGTTTGTGTGTGACATATTTTTAATCCTCCTTATTTAAAACTGACATTTTTAATTTTGTCATACTGATCTGCCGTTACTCCTGCCGCCGCAGTGCCAATAACAAGAGCATTTTCCAAAGTTGTTTTTAATCCCGCAATTGTTGTCTCAAGATTATTTACCTTAGTTGTTAATTGAGTGATGCTGGATTGTAACTCATCCCTTATACCATCTACATAAGATTTAGTTACCCCTCCAGTTGTGCTTGCGCCTTTAATGGCAGTATCAATTTTTTCCATAGCCGAATTAAAATCCGTAAGCCATGATGGTATATCAGTACCCACAAATATAGGTAACTGGTAATTAGTTGTTTTTTGTGTTGCGCTCATTATTACCTCCTTAAGCTACTAGGATAGTTTTTGCTTCCCAGTCATATTGATAGGTTGTTATGTTATAGTTATCATAACTACTTGTTGTGATATTTTTATCGTCATATCCAGTACATGTTAATGCATCCTCTCTATGCAAGGACACTAAAAAGTCTATCACGTTTTTGTAAAAAACTCGTTGCCCTGTCACTGGATTAAACATATAAAATCTGTCATCCTCTGTCAGATATTTTTTAGCGTAAAAATCATACTGGTAACATGTGATATTTTTTGCGTCATACATATCTGCTGTAAGATTAAGTCCATCATACTCAATACATGTGAGTGCGTAATAATTAAAATAATTATAAAAATCATTAAGCACGTTTTGGACTGTATCAGTATAACCCGTAATTGGATTAATCACATAAATTGATTGCCCCTGTTGCTCTAACCAAATCGTTAAATCTGTAATCTGCTCTGTTACCCATGATCTTGTTTTTTGGTCAGCACTTTTAATAGCATCACTTAAAACAGTAAATTGGTTATTGATAACAAGTTCCAATTCTGACACTTTTGAATCTGTGTAATTATTGGCAGAATTTAACGTAAATTTATCCTGTTGATCAATATATTCATAAATTTCTGAATAATCTCTTGATAATTGGTTTATTACGTCATTTAATTTGTCTGTCAGTTTACACAGTACCTCATAATATGACAATGACTCATCATACACCAGCGGCATAACCTTAAAACACCGCCAAAATGGATATACATTTCCGATCATATTTTTTTCACCTCCTTACCATAATTGCATAAACAATTCGTCTAATTCCTCAATAATCAGCATATCAATGTTAAGAAAACTTTGCCTGTATTCCATCAATAACTGACTATTTGATTTTGAATCGTTTTTTCCAGACAATTTACGATTATATTTTTCCGTTTCTGACGACTGTAATTTGGATGTATTAGTTGCGTTTGTTTTTTGAGAAGTTGTAGCATAGTTTTCAGAAAATGGATCTTGTAACGACCCCATAGGCGTATCGTTTTGCAGTGACTTGTTTTCTCCTTCGTCTTGACTGGTATTATCACCCGTGCTACTTCTTTCATATTCTTCGCTGGTCGAATATGTTTCAAAAGGATCAAACTCAATTTGTGCTGATAAATACATCTGATTATAATATGGCATAATCTCTTCCATTTTTACGTTCAGATATCGTTTGAAAAGTCCTGCTGTTTCGAAACCAATTTCCCGCATATAATAGTGATTAAGAATTTTTTCGTTTAGTTTCGAACGATAATTCTCATCAAAAATTGGGTAATTTCTTAATCCCAGATCAAATCCGGATTGAATAAGGTATCTTAATTCTGTTGTATATTTACTCATCAAGATCACCTTCCTTTTCAGATGTTTCACGTGAAACATTTTCATCTGCATTATCAGTTCCAAAAACCATTGCGTTATACAACTCCTCTAATTCTGGATTGTAATTTACAGATATGTTTGTTCCAAACATTCTGTTGATTTCTTTTGCACCCTGTCTTCTTGCGTTCAGCCCGATTTGTCTTGACATAGATATCTGCTCAAGATTGCTGTTAACCTCATCACTTATCTGTCTCTCTTTTTTATCCATGTTATTATTGTTTATGCCTAAAAATAACATAGCTTCATTCCAGATTCTATTTTTTTCGATGCTCAATCTATCCGCGATAAATGGTGCATCTGTTTTCAAAACTTGTATCGCATTTGTTTCGAAATTTTTGTTTGCGAAAATAAAAGGTTCGTTTCCCTCATATTGCATATACACATTTTTCATCGTTAGCTTTTGTTTTTCATCGCAAACGATCATAAGTGGAGTTTTTTGAGCGTTAATATTAACGTCAATTGCCCTGCTCACATTATAAAGTTTTTGTGCAAACATATCTATGTCAATATGAGTTGTGGTATGCAAAAAGTTGTTAAAAACAATAACAGAGTCAGCTTTAGTTTTAAAATTTTGGTAACCATTTACACTGTACGCCATACGATTAATTGGTATCCTGTATACATCCAATTCTCCTCCAATCGTACACTGTAAAAATAAATCGCCAATAATCTCGTCTCTAAAATACAGCCCATAACCATTGTCAAAAAGCGTCAACTCTAAAAACCGCTCGTCAATTGTATCTGGTAAACCCTCCCATTTGTACATATTTATGGCTAACTCTTTAAGAAAGTAATAATAATGTAAATATGTGACGTTGTTTTGCCACAAACTACTCCATCCATCTAGGGCTTTGTTGTAACCATAAATTTTATTATAATTTTTTCTTGCCATTTTAGCCCCCTATCCACGGATTATCATTATACTTACCTATATCGCCATGCCATATAGTTGTGCCGTTATCAAACATATTTTTTAGTATCTCAATATCGTCTTTTGGAATGTTACCAGCCAATATGCATCCAGTAGTCTGTACGTAATTAAAATTCTTATTTCCCGTAAGTGATGGAGTTTCGATTTTATTCTGAACGTAACCATAACGAGTAAAATACTCTTCGAGTCTTTCCGCATATTCTGGGCGTATGGTTTTCCATTTTAATGTTATACCATTAATTCCGTTTGCGATATTAAATGCATCACCGCCCGTTTGTCCCGCAAGCGTAGGAGGGGCGATTTCCGCATCTTGAATTTTTGCCATCTGCTGACGTATAGCAATCTCACTATTTTTAACCCCAGTGTATGCGCTTTTTGCGCCACTGTAAATTGAGCCAATTGTACCTCCAATATTACCAGACAAAATGGAACTTAATGCGCCTGCACCACCCTCTATAGCACCCATAGCAACAGCTTCTTTTTTGTTGTAACTGTTGATGCTGTTTGACAAAGCGAAACTATTTGCGTTATTAGCCATATATAACAGATAATTGTCAACAGTTACTGGGAGTTGTGGGAAATTTGCAATAGATAAACCAGCGTCTAAAAATTCGCCATATTCTGGTCTGCCATCATACTCGTGTCCATTGTCTCCAAAATCGTTGTAATATTTAAGGTAATAAGTTAACCTGGGTGATGCCCCAACATAGTTAACTAATCCTAACTCGATTTTAGTTATCTCATTAATCGCTTCTGGTTTTACAATAAATTGACTGCCATTATACGCCGTCATTTCTATATAGCTGTACGGATAGGTGTATAATTTTGAATTGTCATACTTTGGAAAAAAAGTCCACCAATTGTCGATACTACTTAGTATAAAGTTTGAACTTTTATAACCGTCACGCAATCTGCCTATCTTTTTACCAGATGCCATGTTTACAATCTCAAAATTATTACCTATGACCTCCTCCGGCACTATTGTTAGTGATTGTATACACTGGGTTATCCAAGGCACATTTTTTAACTCGTCTAAAATAGACTGTAATGAGTCAGTCCTTGGTGCTGGGTTATCGTTAAGATTGTCAACCACGTAATAATCCAATACAGATGGCATTTTGTCAAAAGTTCCACCAGATGAGGATTTTAAATTGGGGTTATCTGTGTCTCCAAAATCTGCTGTAAGATCAGCACTAGTACACATAAGTACATAGTATGTATTCCAGCTTACTACCTCTGTATGAGTCACAACATAATCACGCCCATATTCCAACTGTTCTGGAAACAGGTTTGATAACCACGGACTGCCATCAGACAAAAATTGCTGTTGATGAGATCGGCTGATAAAAGACTTAAGATACTCGATATCAAATTGCCAAGTCTGGAATACATCAATCTCAAACGTGATTATTGTTGTATCGTCATTACGATATTCTTTGTTACGCAAAAAAGCGTAAAACCATTTTGTTCCAAAATTTTTGTTTTGAAACATAATGTAATCACAGTTATACAGATTATCGTAATGTTCCGGAACAGCAATCGTCCCCTCCCTGCGCAGATATTGAAAGTCATTATACTCTCTATATTTTTTATTTAAAAAATATAGAGACTGCTCTGACTTATTTTTAAAATCCATCTGGTTTTTATAATCAGTTAATCTTGTATTATTAATTAAAATTAACCTAGATTGTGGTGTGATTGCCATGTGATTACTCCTATTCTGTTACAGTTACCGTAGCGTTTGCAGATTTAGTCGGATCAGCAATACTAGAGTATACTACGATTAATTCTGTATTAGTTTCAGTTGGCGACACAGTTAACAATCCGTCTTGTGTTATAGTTGTGCCATTTGATCCTTTTTGTACTGTATACCTACCGGTTTTATCTATTAACCCGGTGCCTGTGATTGATCCTGTAAACTGTGTTACACTACCTTTAGCAACACTAGCCGTTGTCGGAGAAATTGTCACACTACTTATTTCCGGCTGTACAGTTGTAAATAAAATAGCGTTAGAAAAAGGAGAAATTGAGAAAGTTTTCCACACATGGTAGAAATAATTCCAATATAGTCCCTCTGGATTATAGATTTCTGTCATATTGTAGTAATTGTCAAAAATCATAAACCAATCACGATCAACCATTAAACCAGAGATTGATTTAAGTGCTGTTAATTCATCCTCTGTAAATGGTGTATAAGTAGTATATGGATCGTCAGCAAAAATTTCTTCCAGTCGCGGCTCATCAATTGTACCAAATCCATCGACACCAATCTGTCTGCCAATTAACTCGGCCTTATCCATATTAAATGACAATGCCAAAACTTCTACGTCAAAAATTGACGATAATTCCGTTGTCAGAATAGTATACAGATATCTTGGGTCTGTATAAGTCCTAACTCCTGCGTAGTTGTAAGCATCAGACATATAACCAAGATTTCTAGCCGCCGCTACCATTGTAGTTGTTACTGATCGAGCGTTATCAGCTGTTACGGTTGGGATTACTGATGTTGCAATCTTACCTTCCAAAGCGCATCTTGCAATGAGATATTTCATAACCAAAAATTCATCGTAATTTGCCCCGGTATAAAGTTGTTCGATAATTCTGCCAATTAAGTCCGTAATACCCTGCCATGATAAAAATGCCTGTCTTAACTGGTCATTACTAACAGTTGTCGGATAATATTTCTGATAATTCATGCTGTGAAAAGCGGCCTGCACATCTGGTATTCTCCTTTTAAATACATCTGTTTCCGCTTTTGCCGGATCAAACTGATATGGGCGTGCAATTTCAACAAAAATTTCCTCAACCGTTTCCCCATATTCTAGTAAACCTTTTTTAAATCCAGACCACGGGTTCTCATAAAGCCGGGATGTTATGATAACTCTACCAATCCTGTTTACAAGATTGGATAAAAAAGCGTTCTGCAATGGCTGATACTGCATAATAATATCACCAATACCACGTAGTGATTCTAGAGATTGCGCTTTTGTTACTGTTTTTCCGTCTACTACGTCTCCTTCCTTAAGAGCCGCAGGAACCTGGTCTGCATATGTTCCTCCTAATTCGGATCTCGTAACATTCAAAATGTCCGCTGAATTTAATTCGTTTAGATTTTTAGTTGCTTTCGGTTTAGTTGGCATATTAACCCTCCGTTCTTTCTAATAATTCGTCAAAACTCTGAATGGTTCCGTCTCTTTTTACGTCTTCTTTCGTTTCTTCCATTGTATCGTCAAACTCATCTTTCACATCAGAAGTTCCGAAAAAACGATTCATATAACGTTCTTTTAAATTGTCATATTCCTGTTTCCAATCTTTTTCCTCTTCCTTTGGAGTGTAAATATTGATGTCGTCACGCTCTGAATAATCATATTCGTCACGATCTTCTCCGTCATATGTTTCTCCATATATTTTTAGGATTCCTTCTCTTTCATCAAAATCATCTTTTAGACGTTCTACGTCTCTTTCCATATCTTCTGTCATTCCACCGCTTTCCATAATGCGACGCAATATTTTTTCCATTCCCGACCTTGTTAAAATAGCCACTTTTATCCCTCCTTTTTAAAATTGTCCACTAGCTGTTGTATAACTAGCGTGTTATTTTCGATTGCTTTTCGCATGTTTTCAGATTCTTCTTTATGCTGGGTATCTTTTTTGATCATATACCAAAACATAGCACCGCAACAAACAATCGGAAACCCATAGTTACCTATCATATTGGCAACATCAACAGGGGTCATAACCTTACCCTCCCTTCTTTATTCTTACTTTAATTATAACACAAAACGAATAAAAATGAAAGTTAAGACTTTTGTACCAAAAATGTTTCACGTGAAACATTAAAAAGGACGGATCGAAATCCGCCCCTTGTGTATCTGAAATTGACAAGCCTGATAAATCACGTTAGCAAAACGGTCAACTTGACAGGCGGTTTTTAACCCGTGCTACCCCATCACAGTAAGTATCAGCGTTGCCAAAAGATACCTATATGGATAAAATATCAAAAATAATATTCTTGCTGTCTAAGTTATTAAATCTTAATTGCCCATGATCAAAAACTTTACGTAAATACTGCATTACAAAAGTTGACTTATTTACCATTAATGCATTTTGCTCATGGTCATCTGCCTTAAAAGTTAATTTTACAGGATATGTCATATCTGGGCTGTCATTTACGTATACAATTCCATCCTCAAAAAATTCTCTGATTGCATAATATTTTTGCCCATGTTTTATAGTTGCTATATAACGACATTTACCTTTTATATGCTCGATAAATGTTTCGTTGTCATTTAAATAAACATTTTGAGAAGCATAATCATAATATCCGTCGTCAAAAGCCTTTGAAAATCCAGAACTTGACAGGGATTTACTTGCGCTCTCATTAAACGTTTGTTCCATCACCCAGCCATGCCCACGCAAAAATTTTGTGTCGTTTCGCAACATTTTATGTATACCCATTGACTTATAATACGGGTTTAACATAGTCACGCTGTTTGACGCTAATATTGTACGTACATACCTGTATTGCTTTCCTTTTCCTCTTGCGATAGTGACGTGGATTGACTGAAATTTACGAATCTCATCTGGACAATAATGGTTTGTTTCAGATTGAAACTCATCCAGAAATACGTTTTCCACTTCATTAAAATATGACGAGTATTTTTTTAATGGATCAGCGTTACTTAAAGCAATAGCAAAACCACAACTTTTCTCATTGTAATACAATTCGTAAAAAAGCCCTTTTGCTACTGGTCTTGCTGTTAATTCTCCATTTTCAAAAAATAAAGGTCTTATGTCGCGGAAAAACATATCTGCGCAGGACGACAGTTCATAATTAAATCTATACAAAAGCACAAATTTGCCTTTACCTTGTATAAAGTTGTTTAAACAAAGTCTTTTAAAAAAGACTGTCTTTCCTGCTGTACGATTACCCACACAGAGATATATCTCTGGTTTTGCACCATCCGCGTCTTTTAACGATAATAATTTTGTTCCGTCATAGTACATGATTTTTCTCCTAATTTTGGGGCTGTTTCCAGCCCCTCTGTAATTTATACTAACATACAGGTCAAAAAATCTTTTCCTTTATAGTTTGTGGATTCTCTTCTGATTACTTTAATTGACCAGGGTTCATTTTCTCCTTCCATTTCTTCTGCGATTTCTTCGTATGTTCTGTAAAGAGTTTCGGAACCAGAGATATACATAGTTCCGTCCTTGTCAACGTAAACGTATTTATTATAGTTTTTGTTATCGCTCTTTTCATTGTAAACTTCTACTACCGCCACATAATCAATGTCTATTAAGACAGCGTTTTCGTCACGCTGTGTCAGTTCATCCAACTGCTCAGCACCGATAAACATTTTCGTCGCTACTCTTTCCTTAGCTGATAATTCTCTTGTTGCGCTTACTAACTTTGCCGAATATGTTCTGTTTGTTTCTCCCATTGTTATTCCTCCTATTTTTTGATTTATTATACCCTATTCTTTTTTCCTACGCTGTTTCATTTTCTTTAACAGGATACACCTCTTCGTTAATATCCTCAAGTTCTGCGTTCTCAATAAATTTCTCAACGGTCATAGAATATTTCTTTTCGATTGGTACATCTGATACTACTACTACCTGTTTCTTTCTTTCCTTTGAGAGCGCAGACAAAAACCGTGTTCCCGGTGCTTCTGCCATTTCCCGTGTTTCAAAAATTTCAAGACTTGTTCCGCTAACTTCTGCGAAAGTGATGGAATGAGTGATTACTGTTCTTGTGATTTTTTTCATATTTGTTCTCCTTTTTTTCTTATTTAGACAGTATTCTGGTTACAATTATATTGTACCATATTAATTACAATATGTCAACATTATTTACGCATTTCATAATAATTGTCAATCAGCACAATTCCTCCTCTGATTCTTTTTGGCTTCAATGCCCCTTTGACACGTAGCCCAATTTTAAAATCTTCCATTCTGTACTCTTTCAAAAAATTTTGTTTCGCTCGTTCAGGCATTCCTGCACACTTTATTTCTATTTTTGGCTTACACGGTTTGTCTTCTTTTATTACCCTTTCAATATACGTTTTTTGTCTTACAAATAATCCCTTATCCCATTCTGACTCTTTTTTCCAACAGCAAAAATTCTTGTCGTGGATTCTTACAGCTTTTGGAGTGCAGGAGGTTAAATGTATTGAGTCTGTATCAGAGTAAATAAAATTGTCATAATTTTTCTGAGCCGCTTTTATCGTAAAATTCCGAGCGTATGATGTGATATACGATCCTATTGCAATATATCCAGGAGTTTTTTCTTTCTCTTCTACGAGATCAAAAGATAAACAATCTTTATCTGGGTTTAAGTATGGTATTTTATAACTGCTATCTGTGCTTGCGGCTTCTTTTCCATAGAGATTATTAAGATACAATTTTGCTAACTCCCTTTTTGCACCCTTTGATGTCATTTTTATTTTGCGGTACTTGTCAATGTACTCGTCAAAAATTCCTTTTTGAGTCCAAAAATAACAACAATCTAAAAATTTAAAATCGTAGACATTATAATGTTCAAAAAATGTTTCAAAATCTGGTTTGGTCATTGTTAATGTTACTCTTGCTTCTTTTACATTTCCCTCCAGATCAATATAATATCTATGATAATGTCCTTTATTGCATATATTAGATGTCACTAGATATTCATTACCTTTGTATAACATATTTCCTTTTATTTGTACAGTAGGGAGATAATTTTCTTTAAGTTTAAATCTGCATTCAAACCTAATAAAATATAAAAACTTTTCAGAATTTTCTATCTCTTCTTTAAACTCATAGTAGTTATCCAAAAACCTTGGTTTTCCTACTGGATAATAATTTCCGCTTATTGAGTGCATCATACTAGGATATAATGAGTTAACATCTAATGTTATTCCTCCTTTTATTATTTTGTTTGCGCAGGAGGGTTTTAGATAACAATAACCTCCTTTGTAACTTTTTCTGATGTATTCACCTGCGTTCTCTTGTCCATATTTTTCGTCAATTTCTATTTCATATAAATTCGGAAAAAGATTGTTATAGTCAGTTTTGTCATAAAATGATTTAAACTCTTTTAAGCAACAACTGCCAATTGTAATAGAGTTGTGACCTTCGTCAAACATAATTTCTAATGCTTCTTTTAAAACCAAAACATCATTTTTTATGTACTCCTTTTCTTCTAATGTTATTGGGCAATTTTTATATCTATAACCCTTATATTCCATTTCAAGTTTTTTGTGTTTTGTATTAAAAGATTTACCAATTCTTTCCAAACTAAATGGCAATAATTTTAATGAGTCTCTGATCTCTATAACCTTGTTATTCTTTTTTATAATTATGTTATACCATTGCCCCATTTCTGATATTGACGTTTTAAATTGGTTATTTTCCATATCTTTTTCCGGCACTCTGTTAAAAACATAATGCTCTCTTAATAGA